ACGAAACCTGAATAATGTTTGGATTTAGTTCATTTTCAGCAAATAGCTTTTCTACATTACCTATTGATTCGCCTGTTAAGTTAGGTGAGGCAAGTATTACAGCAGATGCTAGTATCTCTGTTAATGGTTATCGTATACAACATTTTGCAGGAAACATTACCGCTAATGGTGATGCTACCGCTATTGGTTATCGTGTTAAACAAAGTAGTGCAGGTATTACATCTGATGCAAACATTAATGTTGATGCTTTAAGAATAAGAACAAGTAGTGCAGACATCTCTGCTTACGCTTTAGTTGATGCAGATGGATACTCTCTTGCAAGAGCTAGTGGCTCTATGTTAAGCAATGCTAATGTTAGTGTTAATGCTGTTGCTATATACAGCAGAAATGCAGATGTTGATGCTAATGCAACTGTTACAGGTAATGCAAGAAGAATAAGAACAGTATCACCTAATGTAAACTCTATTGCATCTGTATCATCTTTAGCAAATGCGATATGGTCAGCAGGTGGAGCAATTACATCAGAAGCATTAGTAGAAACAATAGGATATGTACTAGGCGAAGAATGGTCAGATAGTTCAGTTGGATCAGAAACATGGTCTACTGTATCATCTGGAAGCGAAGTATGGGTGGAAGATACACCTGAATCAAACACATGGTTACGACAAGGATAAAACATGGCAAAAACACAAATTAGTCAATATGATGCTGCATCTGCAAACAACACAGATGTAGATAATATTAATATTGCAGAAGGATGCAGTCCTAGTAACATCAATAATGCAATTCGTGAGGTAATGGCTCACCTTAAAGACTTTCAAGCAGGTAATGTTGCAGGAAACTCTTTAGCAGTTGCATCTGGTGGTACAGGTGCAGAAACTGCTGCAAATGCAAGAACTAATTTATCAGCGGCAAAATCTGGTGCTAACTCTGATATTACATCATTAACAGGTCTTACAACACCATTATCTGCTGCACAAGGTGGTACAGGCGTTACCAGTATTTCAGAATTAGTAGACTCATTAGGATTAGATACAGATGCTGATGCACAGTTTGATTCATTAGGAATAGGAACAACAGCTTCTGGAACAACAGGTGAAATTCGTGCAACAGGCAATATCACTGCATACTATTCTGATGATCGTTTAAAAACTAGACATGGAAATATTACAGAAGCACTGAAGAAGATTAACACATTAAATGGTTTTTATTACAGTGCTAATGCAACAGCACAAGCATTAGGATATGAGTCTAAAAAAGAAGTTGGTGTATCAGCTCAAGAAGTTAATGCAATTATGCCAGAAGTTATATCACCAGCACCAATAGATGAACAATACCTTACTGTAGACTATGCAAGACTAGTCCCATTATTAATAGAGGGAGTAAAAGAATTAAATACCAAAGTTAAGCATCTGCAAAAAGAATTAGATGCTCACAAGGCTATTGAACATTGTTCTTGTAAGGAGCAGTAATATGACATTGCAGGCTAGTGGAACAATCAGTCTTAATGATGTTAATTTAGAGTTAAGAAATGCCTCATTATCAGAGTTTTCTGTTAATAGTGAAGAATCTAGAGGTCTATCTCAAAAAGCTACTGGTGCAATATCCTTCTCTAATTACTATGGTAGATCATTTGACTTTCTTGGTCAGGAAGAGTTTACGACTACAGGACTCCATACATGGGTATGCCCACAAAAAGTAAACACTGTTCACGCTGTATGTGTTGGTGGTGGTGGCGGTGGTTCTGGTTCTGGTGATGGTGGTGATGGAGGTGGTGGCGGAGGTCTTGGATGGAAAAACAATATCTCTGTCACTGCTGGAGAAACATACTATGTTTATGTTGGCATTGGTGGAAACCCAAATAGTTTGGTTGATGGTGTAGGTAGTATATTTATTACTACAGATGCTTTTGAAATATCATCATTTTCTGTTGCTTCTAATGTTGTTACTGTAAATACAAGTTCTGCACATAGTTTTGAAACAGGAGATACTGTTTCTGTAGACTGTTCATTTAGAGAAATTAACGGCACATTTACTATTACCAAAGTTGATGAAGATACATTTACATACTCTAAAACATTTCAAGATTACAGTGAATTATCTGTAACAGGTGTATGTTTTGAAGGAAACATTATTGTTAGAGGTGGTGGTGGAGATTCAGGATTAACTACATTTGGTGGATTCTCATCTCCAAACAACACTATGGTAGGTGGAACATTTAACGGTGACGGTGGTGGCAATGGTGCTACTAAATCTTATCGTGATGCTTCTACTGCTGGCGGTGGTGGTGGAGCAGGTGGTTATGACGGCAATGGTGGTTCTGAAACTGGCGGTGCTGGTGGTAACGGTGCATCATCTAACTATCGTGGAGGTGGCGGTGGCGGTGTAGGTATCTATGGCGAAGGTGCATCAGGTGCTAATGTCGGATCATATTCTGGTGGTGGCTATGGTGGCTCTGGAGGATCAAGAGGTGGCACACACGATTGTAACACTGGAGACTGTGGAAGAGGTGGCTCGTATGGTGGTGGCGGTGGTGGTCACGACTCATACAGTGCAGCTTCTGGGTATCAAGGTGCAGTAAGACTTATCTGGGGATCAACAAGGGCTTTCCCAGCAACACAAACAGAAGATGTAACAGAAGGCGGAGTGTATAGCTAATGACAGCACAAAGAGTACAATTTACTGAATGGTTGCCAGATCAGCCATCAGTGACATCATTAAGAGATGCTAAAAATGTATACCCAACTTCTGTAGGATACGCACCATTTCCTAATGCAGAAGAATACTCAAATGCAGCATCAGAAAATATATCTAGTATTACTGTAGGTAAGTTTGGTAACGATGTTGCTTTAATTGCTGGTGGTAATACCAAGTTATTTAAGTTTGATTCTTCTGATCTATCAGTTAATGATATATCTAAATCAGGTGGATATTCTAGTTCTGAAAGATGGAAGTTTACACAGTTTGGAAGTATTATATTAGCCGCTAATAACGCATCTAAAATACAAGCATACGACATTGCATCAGGATCTACATTTGATGATGTATCTGCAAATGCACCTGTAGCTAAATATGTCACTGTAGTGCGTGACTTTGTAGTAGCAGCTAATATTGCTGGTGGTGCAGAGCCTAACAAGGTGCAATGGTCTGATATTAACGATGAAACAAATTGGGTATCTGGAACTACATCCCAGTCAGATTATCAAATTGTTCCTGACGGTGGTAACATTACTGGATTAACAGGTGGCGAGATTGGACTAGTGTTTTTAGAAAAATCTATCGTTCGTATGACATATGCTGGATCACCATTGTTCTTCCAGTTTGATGTTATCTCAAGAGGTCTAGGTTGTATTAATGGTAACTCTATTGCACAGTATGGTGCTACATCATTCTTCTTATCTGATGACGGATTTTACCAATGTGATGGTCAAACAGTCACAGGAATTGGTACAGAAAAAGTAGATAGATATTTTTATAACGATGCAGATTTAACTGAACTAGATACAATGTCTGCTGCTGTAGACCCTATCAAAAAATTAGTGGTATGGAATTATGCTAATGTAGATGGTGGTCGTAGCATCATTATTTATAACTGGCAGTTAAGCAAATGGTCAAGAGCAATAACAGAAACAACATCTGTTGGTAATGCAGCAACAACTGGTACAACTTTAGAAGGATTATCTTTGTTGTATCCTAACCTAGATAATATGCCTGCATCACTTGATGATCGATTATGGATTGGTGGTAAGTTCTTATTTGCTGGAACAAAGAATGATAAGATTGTGACCTTTACAGGATCTACTTACAATTCAGAATTAATAACTCCTGATTTAGAAGTAGGGTACAACTCTGTAGCAACATTAGTTAGACCACAAATAGATAATGGATCTGCAACTATTAAAGTAGCATCAAGAAGAGAATTAGATGATAACATTCAATTTGGATCTTCTGTAAGCACTTCATCAGAAGGTCGTGCTAGTGTTCGTAGTGCAGGAAGGTATCATCGTTTCTCTGTAAGCCCTACTGGTAACTGGACTAATGCTATTAGTATAGATGTAGACCTCAAACCTCAAGGTAGTAGATAATGTCAAATCAGTTTCGTAGACTACAACCACAGTATGCAGATACTCGTGAAATTGCAGAAGTCACTAACCAGATATTAAATGGTAAAACAAATAATACTGGTACATTTAATTTAGATACGAGCTGGGCAACATCAACGACTATCTATAACGAACGAATCTCTAATGACTCTAAAATACTATTAGTGCCATTTAGCGATGTAGCAGAAACATCTACAGCACCTTATGGTGAGTTTACTAAAAACACAGACCAGTTAGCACCAAGTGCAGGAAATACAGCAGTGGTCGATTGGACTACAGAACATGATCTAAATGGTATGTATTTAGATGCAGTCAATACATCAAGAATATATGTTAGAAACGATGGTATATATAAAGCGTTATTTTCTTTACAGCTAGCAAACTCTAATAACGATGCAGAGTATGCAGATGTATGGTTTAGATTAAATGGCAGTGATATTGCTGACTCTGGGAAAAGGTTTGGTTTACCTGCTCGTAAGTCTACAGGTGATCCATCACATTTAACTGGAACTTCAAGTCATGTGTTAGATTTAACAGCAGGTGATTATATAGAAATAGCAGGAGCAACATCTTCCAGTAATGTTTCTTTGGAGCATTTTACTGCTACAACGACAACACCTTACACAAGACCTGCAATACCATCTGCACAAATAAATATTACATACATTGCACCGTTTAGTATGGATAATGTGTATGTGTCAGCACAGCAAAAAGGACAGGCTACAGTCAGTCACTTTGCTAATAATACATCGAATAACACTTATGGATATGTTATAATAGGGTAGGTTATGGATAATATTGTACAGTATTTTACACAAGAAAACAAAGACGGTGAATTAGTTATTACTAAAAATATGACTAATGGTGTTTCTTATAGGTTCAATGTTAATGATGACCCTGATGAATACCAGTTATATTTGGAATGGCAAGCAAAACAGTCATAGATAATTTCTTGGATCATGGTGACTTTGAAGCCATGAAGATATTGTTTACTGACAACCCATACTTTTCTTGGTTTTATCAGAATGGCAAAGAATATGAGAGCGATGATTTCTTTCAATTCACTCATATCTTTTATAATAACCACAATCCTAATAGTCAGCATTACAAAGCATTACAACCATTTTTAGATAAACTACAAGTCAACGCACTGATAAGAATTAAAGCTAATCTAACAGGTAGAGAAGAATCTATTCGGTTAGGTAAGTTTCATGTAGATTCATTATTCAAGTGTAATACAGCCGTATGGTATCTAAATACAAACAATGGTAAAACTGTATTCGAAGATGGTGATGAAGTAGAAAGTGTTGCAAATAGAATGGTGATATTTCCATCTAAACAAAAACACACAGCAACTACACATACAGATGAAAAGACTAGGATTGTAATTAACTTTAATTATCTGTAATGGAAAAGAACCTATTTGTAGTCCCTACTAATCATATTCATCAATTCTGGAGTCTAGCAGTACCTCACTTACAAAAAGCAATAGATGTCAGTTCTGGTGAGTTTACGATAGACCAATTAAAACAATTTGTAGCACAAGGACAGTCAGACTTACTACTTGTGTTAGATGAAGAACATAAATGTCATTGTGCATTTACTGTTCAGTGGATCAACTATCCTAATGACAGAGTTGCCTACATTACTTATATCGGTGGAGTTACTAATAAGAAATGTTGGGAACAATTCTGCACATGGGTAAAAAACAACGGTGGAACAAGGATACAAGGTTCTACCAAACTAGATGGTATCGTCAGATTATGGCGGATCAAATGGGGTATGCAACCTAAATATACACTAATGGAGTTAAAATTATGACCTTTTTAAAAATATTCAAAACATTGTTTGGATTAAATCCAGATGCGTTTACCTTTTACGGTGGTGGTGGCGGAGGTGGTTCGTCTAAACAAACTACATCTCAACAGCTAGACCCTACTGTTAGACCATTTGTAGAGTATGGTTTACAAGAAGCTAAACAATTATACCAAACAGATACTCCATCTTATTACCCATACCAAACCTATGTAGATCCAAGCCAACAAACACAGTCTGCATTACAAGCTGCACAAAATAGAGCACTAGCTGGTAACCCATTAGTACCTGCCGCTCAACAGCAACAATTAGCTACAATACAAGGTCAAAATTTAGGTCTCAATCCATACTTTGCTAACGCACTACAAGGTGCAGCAGGGGTTGCTACAACACAGTTCCAAGATGCGTTAAAAGACATTGCATCTCAAAGCTCACAAGCTGGTCGTTATGGCTCTGGTGCTATGGCTGAACTACAATCTCGTGCATCTAAAAACTTAGCCGATACATTAACTAATAAAGCATCTGAGCTAATGTATACTAATTATGCAAACGAAAGAGCGGCTCAAGAAAGAGCTATTGCAAGTGCTCCACAAATGGCTGCTTCTGACTATGCAGATATTCAACAGTTGCTTAATGTAGGTAAAACCGCAGAAGATTATCAAAAACAAGCACTAGAGTCAGATATTGCTAGATTTGAGTTTGAGGAAAACAAACCTTACACTAAACTACAGTCTTACTTATCTGCTGCATACGGTGCTCCTATGGGTCAGGTTTCTCAAACTACATCATCAGGAGGAGGTAAGTAATGGGTGCTCCAGTATTAATAGGCGCAGGTATAGGAGCTGCTGCATCTTTGGCAACAGGTGGCAATCCATTACAAGGTGCTTTACTTGGTGGTATTGGTGGAGGAACATTTGGTGGATCAGGAGCATTAGGCTCTGGTTTTACAGAAGGTGGTTTATTTAGCTTAGGATCTGGTTTAACAGGAGCTGGAACTGTTGCAACATCTACACCAACCTTAGGAGGTTTAGCATTAGAAGGCGCTACAACTGGCGCAGTCGGTGGTGCATTAGCAGGAGGTGGTGCAGCAGGTGCTACTGCTAGCCCATATGCTTTTGGTAACAACGCATTAGAAGTTACAGGCAATACAATGAATCCTGCATTAATTGGATCATCTGCTGGCGGTCAAATACCATTTACTGGTGTAGACAGAGCAATAGATGCTATTACTCCAAGCGGTGGATATGATCCAAGTGGTGGTAATTTTATATCTAATATGATTAAAAAAGATCCTGTTAGCACAGCATTTTTAGGTAATTCTGCGGCTCAAAATATTATGAATCCTACAGGAGCAGAAATTACACCTCCTCCAACTACAGAAATTCGCAAAGGAGCTTTAGACCCAACACCAGATAAACCATTAAATGTGTTAAGTCCAGCAGACTATGGTACAGATATAGTAACAGATGAAATTGGTGTTACAGGTGATGTATATTCAGTATTTCCAGAACGACTAAGAGGTTTTGGTAGTCGTGGAATGTTTTATAGATAAGGAATAAATATGATAGGCGGATTATTAGGTAATAGTTTATTTAATACAGGTTTGGCTGGTAGTTTTTTAGACAAAGATCAACTTGCAAATCTTACAAGTCAAGCAAACAAATCAGCATTATTAACCGCAGGATTAAGCTATCTTGCACAACCCAAAAACAGAAATGCTGGTAGTGCTTTACCATATCTTGCACAAGCTGGATTACAAGGCTATGGAATGGGTCAAAATGTATTTAATCAGGCTGGTGCACAGGCTTTACAATTAGCACAATTAAAAAGAAGCACAATGACTGATTTAGACAAGGTAATAGCATCAAGAGATGCCTTACCAGTTGGTGACCCTAAAAGAGCATTGTATGACCAACAAATACAAAAAATGACTACACATCAACCATTAGTCAATGTCAACACTACTGTACCATTTAGTGAGCAAATACAAAAAGACATTGGTAAAGATTTAGTTGGTGGATATACAACAAATAAAAAAGCACCGCAAAACATTAAATTATTTGAACAAGCTAAAAATGTTGCAAGAAACACCGGTAAATTGTCAGGTTCTTTTGCTGATGACAAAATGGCAATCGCTATGTTCTTTAATAATAACTTTGGCACAAATATTGCTGAAGATGAAATTGCTTCAGCAGGTTCATTAAAATCCTTACTATTTGAACCAGTCAAGAATCAGTTGAAGAAAATGGATGCGACACCATCTGAACGACAACAAAAAATGTTGGCTGACTCTCTTGGTAACTTGGAAAATGATCCAGAAGCATTACAAAAAATTCTTCAAGTACAACAAGATATTCTTGCTGAAAATATTGCAACTCATAACAGAGAAGTTGAAAAATTCTTACCATTAACAGAAGGCAAAACACAAGATTATGTTAAAGGATTAACACTAGAAGTTCCTGAATATACTCAATTATATAATCCAGAAGATTATACTAAAAAAGATAAGCCAGTTGTTACTGAAGATCAATTAAAAGGATTAACTAGAGAGCAAAAATTAGAGTTAATTAAAAAACAATTCAAAGGACTATTTTAATAGGAAAGATTATGCCACCAAACATTGACAATCTATCAGAAAAAGATTTAGATTTATTGCTTAAAGGTGATTTTGATAATCTTTCTGAAGATGCTATAAATTTACTATCTACACAAATAGACCCAGAAGCGGCTCAATTTAAACTAGAGTCGCAAAAGCCTATTACTGAGCGTGTCATAAAACCTATGTTATATTCTGGTGCTAGACAAGTTGGAACTTTAGCTCGTGGTGGGTTACAGGGACTTGAGGATCTTGGTAATCTTGTTGCAACACCTATACGAGAAGGTATGAATATTCCTACATACATATCTAATATTGGTGTTCCAGATAAAGAAAAAAAACCTTTACCTGTTCAACCTTTACAAGTTGCAGAAAAAATATCAGACTTCATAGGATTACCTCAGCCTGAGACAACAGCAGAAAAGCTACAATACAATATAGGTCAATTTACATCTCCCACAAAAGCATTAGCGACAGGAGCATCAAAAGTAATACCTAAATCTGGTGGTGCTATGGATGCCTTAAAGAAAAGTTTTACTACACAACTGCCACAACAAATATCTGGTTCTATGGGTGCAGGTTTAAGTTTCGGATTAGCAGATCAAGCCATACCAGATGAAGCTGGTGCATTTAAAACAGGAGCACAGTTTTTAACATCTCTGGCAGGTGGTTTAGCTGGTGCAAAAGCACCCCAGCTTGTAAAAGATGCTGGTAGTAATATTAAATATAGGTTTAATGAATTTAGAAATGCACCAAATGCAGAACTAACTAAAACAGCTACTACACAGCTTAATGATATTGTTAAAAACAATAAAGCTTTTGCTAATGTACAACAAGGGACACTTAATTCTGTAACAGCAGACATTGTAGATGCTAGATTAAGAGGATTTGACCTTACAGAGCCACAAATTATGAGGTTATTAGACTATAGAATGACAGGTCTTACACCTACTAAAGGCAGAATTACACAAACAGCATCAGAAGTTACAAAAGAAAAGAACTTGCAAAAAATTGGTGCTAATAGTGATAACCCTAATGCTCAAAAACTTGCAGCAGCAGAGCAGGAAAACCAACAAGTTATTAATCAACTATTTGATGACTTAGGATCATCTAGTGGTAAAGGTATTAAAGACTCTGGAGATGAGTTATTTACAAAACTAGAGGCGATCAATAATAGAAAAAATCAAATTATTGATGATATGTATAATAATGCTAGAACTATTGGTGGCGAAGAAGCATTATTGGATGGTGCTAACTTTACAAACAATATTCTTAATAAACTAAAAGTAAAACAAAGATACTTGCCAAAAGAAATATCAGATGATTTAGCTAGATACAAAGATAACAAAGTATTTACTATTGCTGAAAAAAATGAGTTTCAATCTATTGTTGCTGCTGATTTAAGAAAAGCAAAATTAGCAGGAGACGGTAATCGTGTAAATGCACTTATGGAAGTTCGTAACGAATTAGAAAATGTTCAGTTTCTTAAAGGTCAGCAATTTGGTAAAGAAACACTAAAAGCATTTAATGATGCTAAAAAAGTAACATATGAGTATAAACAGTTACAGAAAAAAATACCTGCATTAGGTGAAATGGATAAGCCATTTGAAAAACAGATAGGATCAGAACAGTTTTTTAATAAGTTTATTATTGGTGAAACTAAAGACGGATCAGTTGCTAATGTAAAAAGATTAATGGATGTATTAGATGATGAATCTAAAGTTCTTGTTAAAAACAATACATTAAACTGGATTAAATCTAATGCGTTTAAAAATGACAAACTTTCATCAGCAGGATTAAATAAAGCTATGGACAAATTAGGTAATAAGCTAAATGTTATATTTAGTCCAGATGAAGTAGATCAAATTAGACGATTGCAAAGAGTGTCTAACTATGAACAAGGAGCTCCAGCAGGATCAGCAATAAACTACTCAGGATCTGGAGCATTATCTATTAGCGAAATGGCTAAACGACTTATACCAAGTCCAATACAAAATATTCAAAGAGAACGAGAAATTTTAGGTCAGTTTGATATTGGTAAAATTTTAAGAGACCAGCCACTATTAGAACAACCACCTACTCCTAGATTTCAAACAACACAACCTTATCAAGGTTTACTCTTAAACAGGGATGAGATGTGACGATATGGCACACACTAAAACTACCCCCCATAAACTTATACAACGCACCAAAAAGAAAGGATTCTGATGGAGAAGGTTCAAGAAGCAGTAGCAGTTCATTCGGCAGAGATTGACCATATGAAAAGAGATATAGATCATATACTAGCTAAAGTAGATAAAATGGATGCCAAAATTGATAATATTGAAAAATGTTTATCAGAATTAAGTGGTGGTAAAAAAGCTATGATGTGGCTCATAGGGGTAGTCATTGCTGTGTTAGGTTTTTTATTTGGACACTGGATGGATAAATGATAGGAATATTAGCAAAAATATTAGGCAGTGGTGATGTTATTAAAAAAGGTCTAGAGCTTATAGATGATATGCACACCTCTACAGAAGAAGAAATAAAAGCAAAGAACGATGCAAAGATTGCCTTGCTTGCCGCATATGCACCATTTAAATTAGCACAAAGATACCTAGCAATTATGTTTTCTGGAGTGTTTGTATTTATCATGCTAAACGGTGTACTTGGTGCGCTATACGGTATAATAGATATGAACAATGTTAATGAAGCCAAAGCATTTGCTAATGAGATGTGGTTAGGTGAAATAATGTTAGCAATAGTTGGTTTCTATTTTGGTGGCGGTTTATTTGAATCAGCGAGGAAGAAATGAAGCTAAGTCCTAATTTTAGCCTATCAGAATTTACAGCTAGTCAAATATGTGAAAGAAAAGGGTGGGATAATACTCCCTCACCTGAAATCTTAAATAATCTTAAATTTTTAGCGGAGAAATTAGAAGATGTTAGAGTTTTATTACGCAATCCTATGCTTGTTAGTAGTGGCTATCGCAGTCGCACTCTTAATGCTCATTTGGGAAGCAGAGATACTTCCAGTCATGTTAAAGGATTGGCTGTCGACTTTATCTCGCCATCTTTTGGAAGTCCTGAAGCTATTGTTAAAGCCATTGTGGAATCTGATATACAATACGACCAAGTCATTCTTGAATTTAATCGTTGGGTTCATCTCTCGTTTGCTAAAGAAAATCCAAGACTTCAAGCATTAATCATTGATAAAGATGGGGTACGACCCTTTGAAGATACTATTACTTGATATAGAAACATCTCCTAATACTGCTCATGTATGGGGATTATATAATCAGAATGTAAGTCTAAACCAACTCATGGAATCTAGTTATGTTATGTGTTGGGCAGCGAAGTGGTTAGACGAAAAAGAAGTATTTTTTAGCAGCATTATGGAAGACACTCATCGTAAGATGATAAAAAAGATATACGCTCTTTTAGAAGAAGCTGATGCGGTGATACATTATAACGGTACGAAGTTTGATATACCAACGCTCAACAAAGAGTTCCTATTGCTAGGACTTACTCCTCCATCACCTTACAAAGAGATTGACCTACTTAGGACATCACGATCCAAGTTTAAGTTCCCTAGTAATAAACTAGATTATGTCGCACAAGCATTAGGTCTTGGTGGAAAAGTAAAACATATTGGTCATGAACTGTGGATACGGTGCATGAACAAAGATAAACAGGCTTGGGATATGATGAAGAAATATAATATCCAAGATGTTGTATTGTTGGAAAAGGTCTATGAAAAGATGTTGTCTTGGATTAGAAACCATCCAAACCATAATAGTCATAGTCAGGGTGTTGTTTGTCCTAATTGTGGTGGCAGTAATCTTATTAAGAGAGGCTTATCTTGCAATACAAATACCGTTTATCAGAGGCTACGCTGCAAAGACTGCGGAAAATGGTCGAGAAGCAACAAACAGATGAAAGACTTAAAAAAATTCGAGTCCGCCATCAGCATCTAGGGAGAAGTATGGATATAGACCAAATAGCAGAAGTAATGACTGGCAAGATCATTGAAGAAGTTATGGTGACTTACGGTGAGGACACTATGACATTATTCTTGTCAGATGGTTCTAGTATTGAGATTGTTATAGATTCTATCTATGCAGACATACCGGAACTTGATGACTAAAAGAGTTATTACCCTGCCAGACGGCACAGAAACAGATAATTATAGTCAAGCCTACCAAAGGTATTGCGAAGCACTCAATCTATCCAAGAAACCGCTTATGCAACGCCAAGCATGGCTAAATAAACTACAAGATACAAAACGAGTTGATACTTTAAAGTATTGGTTAAAATTAATATGGGAAAATAAATAATGGCAACATTAAAAGAAAGATTAGGCATTGGAACACATCCATATCAATATATAGGTCAAGGTATTCGTGACTTTGCAGGATTGCTTGGCGAGGGTACTGAAACCATAAAGAATCAATTAAACCAATTACCACCTATAGAAGTTGTTCCATCGCAAACAGGATACAGACCAGATATGGTTGTTCCCAAAGGCACTCCAGTATCGCAAAAAGGAGTTGCATTTAATGATTATGGTAATTTTCTTCTTGGCAATACAGATGTTGCCTTAAAAGATATATCACAAGGAGTTGCACCACATCCTATGGACGCTTTAGATCTAGGTGCTGGTGCTGCATCTGTATTAGGCGGTGGTGGATTACTTTTTAAAGCAGGTAAAAAAGGATTAGATGCACTTAAAAAAACCAAAAGCACACCATCAGTAGAAAGATTGTTTGGTAAAAAAGGTGATTATGAAGTAAAGCATATGAATGGTATTACAGGTGTATATAAAGACGGTAAACCTGTTGTTACTGGCGACTATGATTACCTAGCGGATGGTTTTTTTATGACAGATAAAGCATCTAAGCAAGATATGTTTTTTGAAAATGCTACCGATGCTATGGATTATGTTGACAATAGGATAAAGAATTCTGTTTTTTCCAAACAAGACAATATTAACATTCCAAAGACAGAAGATGTATTAGGCAAAAATTATCATAAATATAATAATATGGAGGATATAAGTAAAAATCTTTTACCATATGAATCTGATTTAAATTACACATTGAATTCTATAGCCCCAAAAAATGCACAAGTTTACACAAGAGCAAAATTGCCAGAAAAAGTGCAATTAAAAATAGATGCAGGTAAGAATCCACAAAACATATCAGATTATGTTGGTGGTCGTATCGTTGTCGATAAAGCAGAAGATGTTATTCCTACACTAAACAAATTAGACAAAAAATCAAACATATTATCAATAGATAATTGGTTTGATAAATATGGTCATCCAACAAATAAAGATGGTTATCGAGCTGTTCATGTGCAATTAGGAAATACAAAAGGAACATCAGCAGAGGTTCAGATTATACCTAAAGACTTTATTGAGATAAATGATGCAGGAAAAGCAGCTTATGATAATTTAAGACATAAATCAAAATCATTATCTACACCAGAATATTTAAAAAACAAATATGTTCAAAAATCATCTGAATTAAAAAGAGATATGATATACAACAAAATGGATAAGGAAATGAGCCCTATAGATCCATTTACTGAAGGATTAAAAAATTTCTCAGATGAAGATATGGTTAAATACGGATTAATAGGTCAAAACTCTGATGAACGAGCTAATAGAGCTAGAAACAGATTACAAACAATATTAGGAGTACCAGATCAAGATAGATTTCCCAATTACTTTGGACTTCTTTTTTAGGTGTATATTTTTTAAAAACCATTTTTCTAAATCCTTAAATGAAGAAAAGTCAATTTTTTTAACTTTACCAACTTTACTTCTTATATATTTTACTTTCATTATTATCTCCTTCAAAAAACACTTCTATTATTATAGTAACAATAAAGATGGGCATCCAAAAGATGCCCAACACATACAGAACAAAAAACCAATCTTCTATCATTATTTATCGTCCTTAAACATATCGTGTAATTCCCCAATAAGTCTTTCAGTAAACTCCTCAGGTGATTCATCAGGAACTTGACCAAAATATTCTGCTAAGTCTTGATCTAACTCTTGAAATATATCTTTTACTTTTGGCATAATTATCTCCTTAGTCTCTGTTTTCTACTTGGTTAATTAAACGCTGATCCACATTGTACTTAGGCTGCTCTTCAGTGTCTCTTTCCCAGTCGGCTTCATACCTAGCTTGATCAAACTTGTAGAAGCTATCAGGCAACTTACTAAAGCCATAATTCTCAACCAAATAAAACTCATCTTTGGCAAGATTAGGGCTTTTAATAACATCACCAACAGAGATACTGTGCATCGCACCAAGCATCTTAACATCAGGATTATCCCAAGCGTTGTTACCTTTACCAAATACATCTTCTAAATCTTCTGCCCAAATATCAGCGACATGATTGTAGTCTTGGTATCTGATGTTAGCTTTAGCTAACTCTGCTTTGCTTTTAAAACCTAAGTCAATGTTTCTTCTGTGTCGACCTACTGCATCGTGACCAAACTCATTGATACGGTCATGTTCAGGTCTTGATAGGTTTACTTGATAAACTTTGAATTCTTGTTTCATTTTTTTCTCCTTAATTAATTATCACCACATAAGTATTATCTGACATATCAAATAACTTGTCAAGCATTTTATAATAATAATATTAAAAAAATTCCACCTATTGCAACTAAACATATTTCGTTAAAATCCATGTTTATTCCTCCGCAAATATCACCTTATTGTTTGGAAACATTTTATAGCGTTTACCTGTAATATGATTTTCAACTTCAACTCTTATACTTCCATCACCTTCTTTAAAAAACTGTAGATCTAACCACATACCATCAATCGCTATTTTTTTCATTTCCATTCTTACAAATCCCATGTGCTGACAAGTCTCTACCACACCACCATTTTTGCTTGTCATAAGTGTTTGCAGGTTTTTTACATTTGTGGCACACCTGCCCTCCAAGTTTAATCTTCATCATGCAGTGGGTCTTCTATCCACTCACTAGGCATAACAGGACTAGCTACTTCTTCAGCAATAATTTCATCGTAAATTTTTTCTTCTTCATCTAAATACCATCTTTGTTTACGACATTCTTCTTTGCATTGCTTAGCCCATGCTAATCGATCTGACTTTGTAACATTTTTATAACCTCTTCTATGAGAATATTTTGTTTGATTACCTTTGCAATATCCTATAGTTTCTTCTTGAGTTTGCTTTGCTTTTATTACATCAAATGTTTCCTGTCTCTTATACACATCTGACGCTGCCGACGATCTACTCTGTGTAGATCTC